AGATTCTTCCATAGGTTCGTCCATAGGTTCGTCCATAGGTTCGTCCATAGGTTCGTCCATAGGTTCGTCCATATGTTCGTCCATAGGTTCGTCCATAGGTTCGTCCATAGGTTCGTCCATATTAAAATCTTTTCCTGGAAGATTTTCACGCATGAGGTTAAGATCCATATTGTTTTGTTCCTGTAGTTTAGTATGCATCATGATAAAACAGACCGATAGTAAAAGAGCAATAATAGGGTCATCTAAACATGTATATAAAATAACTCCAATACAAAGTATGCGAACCACAACATTATCGAAGTACTGTATAATAGAATTATTAAGTTTAGGAAGGAAATAAACATTAAAGATTATAATAAGAACAATTAGTAAATTTTTAGAAAACCTATTTAAATCAGTCATATAATATTAAAGTATAAAAAAGTTATAGAATATATGGGTAATTATATATAAAAGGATGAAAATAGGTAGTAGAGGTTATACTATAATAAAGGATGACTATCCACCAAGTTTCATCAAACAAATCAGAGAAGATTTAACGGTAAAGCCATATGTAAATACAGATTATGGTCCACCACCAGCGTCATTTCCAGTGTATGGTGAAAGTAAAAAAAAATTATATCTTCCACGCTTTTACGGAATAGAAAAACTAGGAAATACAGATAATATTCATTTGAATAATGCAGCTCCTATAAATCTACATTTTTCAAAATCGCTACGCCCTAAACAAATTCCAATTATTAACACCTATATTAAAGAAGCTAAAAGGATAGGTGGAGGGATAATATCAGTACCGTGTGGATATGGTAAGACCGTATTGGCTCTAAAATTAATAGCAGAATTAAAAGTAAAGACGTTGGTCATCGTCCATAAAGAATTTTTATTAAATCAATGGAAGGATAGAATTAGTGAATTTCTTCCAGAGGCAAGAGTAGGAAGGATACAAGGTAATGTAATCAAAACTAAAGAGACAGATATCGTGATTGGAATGTTACAGAGTGTTTCCATGAAAGACTATAACGAGGATGTCTTTTCTGATTTTGGATTAGTCATCTATGATGAATGTCATCATTTGGGTGCAGAAGTGTTTTCGAAGGCGCTATTGAAAACCAATTTTAAATATCTCCTAGGATTATCCGCCACCCCCAAAAGAGCAGACGGGTTATCGAAAGTGTTTGAATGGTATCTTGGTCCGATTGCATATAGTATAAAAAAGAGAGACGATACGAATGTGGATGTAAAGGTGATCGATTATTTCGAAGAAGATCCAGCCTATTCCAAAATATGTTTAAATATGAAACAAAAACCGAATCTCCCAATCATGATAAATAATATTACCCGATATGACCCTCGAACGGATTTAATAGTGGAACAAGCCTATCAGTGTTTGCTTGATGGTAGAAAACTTCTAATTCTAAGTGATAGAAGGGATCATCTAAAAACCCTAAAATTTAAATTTGATAATATTACAGAATCAATTTGGACCCTTCTCTATTTACAAAAAAACAAACTAAAGTTTAATACCGAGATCTGGAAAAACATTCTTTCATTTTACTGTAATAATATTCTCTATACAGCGGGTTTTTATTTAGGTGGAATGAAACAACGAGATCTAGAACAAAGTGAAAGATGTAATATTATTCTTGGTACCTTTTCAATGGCGAGCGAGGGGTTTGATTGTAAGTATCCACTAAATACGATAATCTTGGGTTCGCCGAAAAGTAATATAGAACAAGCCGTTGGTAGAATCCTTCGACAAGAAAAGGATAAAATTAAAAAGGTACCATTAGTGATTGATATAAATGATAACTTTTCCATTTTTTCTAAACAAACAATAAAAAGAATAAAATTCTATAAACAAAATAAATATAGGATCACCCGATATGATAAAGAATTAAATCAATTGGAAGTCCTTTCGGACATTACAACTAAAAATAAAAAAAAAGCATGTGATTTAGCATTTCTAGACTAGAGGTTACTAAAAAAGTCCCGTGCCAGGTTCGAACTGGCGGCCTTTCGCGTGTAAAGCGAACGTGATAACCAACTACACCAACGGGACTAATAGGTTTTTATGCATAAAGATTATAAAATGGTAGTGCCTTAACAAATTTAGTTGTATAACGTCTATAAATCGTGTGTTTCGAGTAATACTCAATCAGATCACTAAAATAGATAAAGTATATTGATGTTCCAATTATATTCCATTGTTTCTCTTTAAAACCAACGAGAAAATGTCGAATTCCTATAGACAGATGTAGAGACAACGAGACAATGTTTTCAGTTCCATACTCAATTGTATGAACTGAGTGACTCTTGCGGAAGACAAAGGTGCCAGGACTATGGGCATCTAATTGAATGGTAGCCTCTTCGCGTGTAAGATGTGGTTGATACCAAGAGGTAATATCGCCTTTAACGATTCCTTTGATAGATGTGTTCAACATGATTGATTACTAATATCTAAACTGGGTTTTTCTATTCAATTTTATTTCTTGAATTAAATTTTAAAGTACATAATCTATAGATTTAAAAAATTCGAAGTTTGAACGAATCATTCGTTAGACAGGAAGAACTATTATATCGTTTCGTAGTATATGAATACGCTTGGATCCGATGATGAAATTAGTACACCAGTACATAATTTAAGAAACGATTATAAGTATCCCGAATGGTATAACATGAAACAATTCCTTTTCTATAAAAAAATTTATAAACGTCTAAAGATTTTAGTCGAAATACATAGCGAAACCTCCAACTACTATAATCGATTAGATAAATACATTTTTGGACCCTCTATAATCATTTCATGTTTGTCTGGAATCGGTTCCTTTATGTCTACCTCTGAATTTATAGATAATCGTATGCAAAATATATTCGGTATTTCCGTTGGTATAATGGCGTCAGTCGCAGCTCTAATTCAGTCGATTGGTAGTGCGACTCGCTATAGTGCGAAGGAAGAAGCTCACAGAACTGCCGCTGAAGATTATAATAAACTTAGTGTTAAAGTGAAATTTGAAATAGAAATGCCGAATGAAGAAAATTTTCAGGACATATTAGAAAATGCGATCCTAGATATTCAAAATAAATGTAAATACTTTTCACCACAATTTATTGTCGATAAACATACCAAATTTAAAATTCAGGATAATGTCGTCTATACAGACGATGAGGAATTACATTCACCCGATCCACGTTTAACCCTCGTTTAATTGAGTTTTATATATTTTTTCTCACTATAAAAATCGTCATTTATATGGTATTGATTGTTTTTTTGGATGATCAAATTTAGTGTTATAAATGGTGCTAGATTACAAGTAACTCTCGTTTGATTTATACTATTACTATTATTGAATAGTAGTAACACATCTGAATAGATACCTTTTACATTAAAGGTATAGTCTCCAAAAGTTATATCGCATCGAAGAAGGTTTGGAAGAAAATGTAGTTTCCTTGAGGGAAATTTTTTCGTATACCAATGGTTAATTAAGTTGGCGTCTGGTTTAAAAGCGTTCGGTAAAATTTCTTCTTTCTTTTTTAAGGGCCAGACCATATACCGACCTACTAATAGTTTTGTTTTGCAAAAAAAGAGTTCCTTATTGAAGGCTTTATTTAGTATAACATCTTGTAGTATTAATTCGATTCTATAGACATCCATGTTCAGTTTTTTTAAAATCGCTGAGTATTCTAATTCGACTTTCAGATCACATTTCTTATTTATTATTCGTCTACATAAATAATTCATATAATTCGAAACAAATTTCGATTTATCCACAAAGAGAAGAAGTTTTATATATTCAGAGACTTTTTTATGTTTGATATCCTCAATGATCAAATTGACCAATCGAACTTCTAGGTTCGGAATCGTTTGTATTTCTAGAAACGTTTCTTGTAGACAGGGTTCTATTATAGTACTAAATCTATAGGTATTCGACCCATAGATTGTTAGTAAACTATTATAGACTTGTATATAGTGAGTCAATATTTCTGGATTGGGATTCGTTGTTTTTAAAGAGTGTATAGTTTTAGAAACAAACCCATTATAGTCGTCTGTAAATTTATAGAGATAGTCGTCTATAACATGTAATTCCTCCAGTTTCATTTCTTCCAACCCTTTCGAATAAAGGTCTGTTAGATAATTCAAATTGGTTTTAAAAAATAATAGTGTTAGCTCATCCTTGACATCTATATAATTATAAAATGTATAATCTAATTCTAATTTTGTTTCTTTTTCAGTAAAGTCTAAATAGGTGGTGAGATAGGACTGTAGTGTATCTTTCTGGGGATTCTGAGTTAATTTATACTGATTTATACCATAAACTTTAATTTCCTTCACGAGATGAGAGAAACGATGTTTAAATTTAGAATGTATAGTATAAAATACATTTTCCAAATCGAGGTTGGAATGTAACTTTGGGGAATAGAGATAATGTTTCGTCTGGTCTAGGATTGTCGGAAACATACTCGTAAAAACGATTGAATCCCAATATTTTATAAATAAGTTCGTAATTTTATAGTCTTCAATTATAAATTCTCCTTTGGAAAAATTATAAATTTCGTTAAAGAGATTGGTAAGTGAAATTGATTTTTTATACAGATCTAAAAAGTGATCAAAGAGTATATCAACATAATTGGTTGTCTTTTCAATTCCAGAATGCTTTGTTTTAAAATAATATTTGACTTCATATTGTAAAATTTTATCAAATTCAATCGTGCAAATTGTCGTAATCAATTCATAATTTTTATTTCGTTTTAAAATATTGAAAATATTTTGTTGAACTTCTTGTTTTTTGGCATCTGTGTTGTAATTTGGATTAAAAAAGGTTTGATGTATAACTGTGTGTAAATATTTTACAATTTTATTAGAGATAATCATCACCTATTACTAATAATTTAGATATAATTCGTCTCAAATATTTAAGTAAGAATCACCAACCTTTATATATCGACACATTTCGTTTGTGAGAAGGAAGAATCCTGAAAATATTTACATTTCGTTTTGGGTTTGAAAACTTTAAGACTGGGGAAATCATTTAATTTAGAATCATCACAGGCTTGTTTATTCTGTTTGGTGCATTTTAAAAAAGGATTCGGTTTAAAATCTTGGAGCAAGTTGGTAAATCCAGTGGAGTTGCCTACAACCTCCACACTCGGTTTCGACTCAGGAAAGTCATTTTGTAAATCACTATATTCTTGTAAAATTAGGTCATGAGTTTCGGTCGTCGTATTACGACTATATTGTAATTGTAAATCGGTATATTTTGTAAGCATACCATTCAGTTCCTCATCCATAGATTCTTGTGGGTTAAGAAAAGAGAATTCCATTTATAAAATATGGATATATTTAAATTTTAATTATATTAAAAAATTGAAAACATTTAAATACAGCAGACTCTTATTAACAATGCCTAAACTACTCATCAAATACTCTGATGAAACGGAACCAGAATATGACGATTATTTTAATGAAGATGATATTGGTTTTAGAACCAAAAATAGCGAATATATTAAAACCATCTTTACCTTCTTTAGTACGATCGTAACTGAAATGAATATTCGGGTAACACCCGAAGGAGTCTATATTTGTGCAATGGATATGGGACATATTTCACTAATTGATAGTTTCATTCCTAAAAATCTCTTTAGTACCTACCAATGTGATAAAGAATATGTCGTCGGTATTAATCTAAATATTATGGTACGGGTTCTCAATCACCTAAAAATGGAAGACGAATTGATCTTTATTTTCGGAAAGGAGGGTGAAATTAGTGATAGTATTGAGTTGGTGTATGTTAATCACAAATACGATAAATTCTATGAATTTAAACTAATTAATATCGACAATGAAGAATACGATGTCCATGAATTTGACGATACAGCTAAAATTACGATGAGTTCTCGCTATTTTAATGATATTATTAAAGATTTCCAAGATATTGGTGAAAATCTTCGAATTAAAATTCTAAAGGATAAAGAAAAAATTAGTCTAAAAACCGATGGTGAAATGACCAACCTAAAAATGGTTCTAAATAATGAGGAACTAATCTTTGAGAATCTAAAGGACATTTGTCTGGAGTTCAATCTCAAAAATATTAGTATGTTTAGTAAAGGTTATCAACTACATCCTGAAATTAAAATCGAAATCAATAATGATGTTCCAGTTAAAATGCGCTACAAAATTGGGGATGGTTATATTGACTATTACCTCGCTCCAAAAATGGAAGATTAAAAAAAATAGTTAATTTAGTTAGTATATACTCTACTCCTATACGGATTAGATCGTATTTGATTTAGAATTTAGAATTTTTTGTTTTGTAACCCGAATATGTTTGCTATTATAGATTTCCTTCGTACTCTTATTTTTTTTTAGGTTGAAGGATTTTCCTCCTCCACTACCTCCTTTTTGTTTCACACCCTTAACAAATTTTGGCTGACACTTGAAGTCATCATCCTGATATTTGTTCATCTTGTTGTTGGTTATATCTTTCGTTTGTTTCAAATTAATATTCAATTTTTTAATTAGTACCAAAGGTATTCTCGTTACAGTAGGTTATGTATAAAAAGCCATCAAAATCAGACTTGTTTTTATAATCCTCGTATAAGGATTTGATGGTTTGAGACGTCATCGGGAGAGTTTTGTCAACGAAAAGATACAAGGCTTCCTGATCCGTTAATGCAATACGTTTACGTATAACATAGATAAATTGTCCGACTGTCATTTCATTTGGGATTAAAAATTTGTGTTTATCTATACGATTTAGAGAACATCCACTATGTTTTTCTACAATTACTGGAATTTTATCTTCATACTTTAGTAAAATTTTCTGCGATTCGTCCTTTCGTTTCTGTAAGGAGAACTGTTTTTTAAAGGTACCCATTATATTATATTACTACAATATAAAAAAAGGGTCTAAATTCCACAATGACTACAGATATAAATAATTTGGTCAGTCGCATACTCGGTATCCATCTTTACCAACTCTTCATAGGTTCCACCATGTATATGAAAATCTTTACGTTTTTCATCTAATAGATCCTTTAAATCTAATAAGTTGTATTCAACTAAAAGGCGTGTGTAATTTTCTAGAACTTTATCAATAATTTCTTGGATAGAGGAAAACTGTTTGACATCTATAATATTATTATACCCCCATAAATATTTACAAGAAATCTGAAAGGTTAACATTATAATGTATATTTCTGTTTATATTTAAGTTAGATTTAATAATATATTATAAATGGGCGACATAGTCTGGTGGGGGATGGTGATTCTTTCAATAGAAGTATTATTATTAATGTATATTTGTTCTGGAATTTTACGAAAACATGTGCATTTTGTCGCGACTCGTACCATTAACATGTTTAATATGGACATAGTGGAACAAGGGGAAATTCCACCAACCTATGATACTACCATTACAATACCCAATTATCAGGAATCAGAAGAAAATACGATGGATCTCACTCCACCACCAACCTATGATACAACCATTCCGCTACCCAATTATCAGGAATCGGAAGAAAATATGGTAGAGATCCCTCCACCACCATACAACATAGTAGTCGTTTAATTGCGATGTATTCGCTATTAATAAATAACACATTTGTCTTGTGGTATATTTTTACTCCAACATTTTATCCTCTTAAAAAAGACATAATAGATATAGATGATACCTAATAAGGGTGTTATGAATCCACCCATTATAAAACAGGTAATAAAGACAGAGGAAGCCAAACAAATTTTTAGATACAATATAAGAGCCTTTATGGGTATGGGTCCAGCGGCAACCTTACCGACTTTAACAACCGACATTAGCATCCCAGATACTACATTTCCTGCAAGTGTTAATACCATTTACTATAATACTAGATTTATTTACTCAATAAAAAAATTGATTAATCCGATACAAATGTTAGAGATTAACAACAATCAACCGAATCACTGCCTACAGAATCACTACCAACTGAATCACTCTACCCAATCACTATGCCTTCTTGCGACCTTACACCCGATGAAACAAAACAACTCCTTAGTATGATGGTCAATGATGCCACAACATACAATCGCCAACTTGATTTCCAAAAACTCGTTTCTGGACTGAGAAGTTATGCCTGTGTTATCG